CTCGACGTCCGAGTTGAAGGGCAAGGTGATAGGCGTCATCACGATCAGCACGACGGTCGTGCATGGCGACTCGGGCGAGTGGATGAACAACGTGCTGCGCGGGACGTCCGAGAACATCGGACCCCAAGCAATCGGCAGCGCAATCAGCTACTTCCGGCGCTACAGCCTGCAGCCGCTGCTCATGCTCACGCCGGACGACGGCAGCGACGACGACGCCGAACGGGCCGAGGGTCGCAGCAGCAATCACGTTGGCGTCGAAGACAAGCCGACCGCCGAGGAAATCGAGAAGCACACCAGCAAGATCAAGACGGCCATGACCGTGCCCGCGCTGGAGGCCGTCTACAAGGCCATCCCCGAGGCGCACCGCAAGCTGTTCAACAAGCTGGTGGTGGCCCGCAAGGGCGCGCTGGAGCGCAGTCCGGTACAGATCGCGGAGCCGTTGGGTCCGCCGCTGACCAATCCTGACGAGGCCAATCCCGGCTACGACAAGGATTCCGGCGCACCAGCGGACGCCTGATGGAGCAGCGCAGCGAAGCATGGTTCGACGCCCGCAAGGGCAAGCTGACCTGCTCGCGCATGGCGGAGGCGGTGGGCCTGATCGGCTCCCGCCGCCGTCTGTGGCGCGAAATCACCGGCAGGGAGAGCGGCATCGTCGCCAACGCCCGCATGACCGACGGCATCAACTGCGAGCAGGTGGCGGTCGCGCTGTACGAGCAGGTCATGGGCGTGCCGGTGACGCAGGCGGGGTTCTTCGTTCACAGAACGCTGGACTGGATGGGTGGCTCGCCGGACGGGCTGGTGAAGCACCACGGCATGTACGGCGGGCTGGAAGTGAAGTGCCCGGTCAACATGTACTACGTCATCCCCGATTACTACATGCCGCAGATACAGGGGCTGATGGAAGTCTGTGACCTGCAGTGGTGGGACTTCATGGCGTGGACGCCGGACAGCTACGCAATCCATCGCGTGGGTCGGTCACGCTCGTACTGGAACACGCTGTACCAGTTGCTCTGCGAGTTTTGGACGTACGTCGATGCTGACGTCGAGCCACCCAAGTTTGCGCGCGGGACGAAGCCGCGCATCACCGCAGCCGTCGTACAGACGAAGCTGCTTCACAAGGAGAAGTAGGCATGGGCATCACGCACTGGGTCAAGACGAAGTCCGGCGACAGCTACACCGACCGTGGCGGCGTCGAGAAGGAAAGCTACATCACCATCGGTCGCATGATCGAGAACGCGAAGGGCAACAAGATCATCGTGTTGGACGCGATTCCGTTCGCGTGGTTTGGCGGTGGCAAGCCGGTCGCTCTGTACCTGCAAGCCAAGGATGAGCCGAAGCCTGCACAGACGACGGGGGAACAGAAGCCGCCGAAGCAGGGCGATCTGGGTGGAGACGATGACATCCCGTTCTGATTTCGAGAAGCTGTTCTGGGAAGTCGGTTACCCCTGCAAGAAAGCACCGAAGAGCGGGCTGAAGAAACCGTACTCGGTGAAGCGGTACGCCGTCTACAACTTCGACCGGCTCTTCGCAGTCTTCGCCCGCCGCCGTGAGGCGACCGCGTTCTGTAAGGCGTTGACCGGAGAGCCTTGGTACAAGTCCTGCACGTATATGCAGATATACACGGTCGCGGTCGTCCCCGAGTCGATCATGCTGAAAGGCGTGACGAGCGGGATTTCACCGTGGCCGCAGGGCACTTACGTAAAAGGAAATCCAGATGACACCACGACAAATCCTGCTCCGGCGCTTCGGTGACCAGACGTCCATCGCCGAGGCCGCAGGCTGCACGCGGCAGGCGGTGAGCATCGCGTTCAAGCGAGGGCGGCTGTCGTTTCAGTTGGCGGCAGTTCTCGCCAAGCGGATGCGTATCCCGGTGGCAAGCCTGCTCACCGAGTGGGTGCCGGATACCAACCGCCGCGCCAAGCAGTCGCCCCACGTACGGCGCAGGCTCAAGGCAGTCGAGCCGCGCACAGAATCGTGACCGTCCACTACCACGACGCCGCGAAACGCCCGCTGGTCATGGTCTGCGGGGAGCGTCGTGCGAAGTACAAGACCGGTTCTGTAGCGAATCTGCTGCAGGAGTCAGCACCATGCCCACGGTGTTTGGAGTGGGTAGTCGAGCAAGGCCAGCTTGCGTCACGCAGGGTGGAAACCACAAGGAGCCGTTCCGATGAGCAACAAGGTTAAGCCGAAGATTTACGCGCTGTGGTTGAACAACCGGACGCCGAAGGATGGCGCTCCCGATCTGTTGATTCGGGCACAGACGAAGCAGGGTGCCGTGTCCCACGCCGCGCTGAAGACCATCACCTGCGAGTACGCTGACCAGCACACTCTGTACGAGGCAACGAAGGGTGGGGTGACCCGCATCGACGTCGCCGCTGATCCGGCGCAGGAGTTGCTGCCCGAGGTAGAGCGAGTTGCAAACGCCTGAATCACAGAAGTAAGATCGGCGGGGCGGTGTCACAAACCGCTCTGCCGAGTCCCTTATATCTAGGAGCAGCCGTGGCGAAGACAGCGCAACAGAAGCGTTCCGACGCAGCGTACGAGGCGAAGCCGGAGCAGATCGCCAACCGGGTCAAGCGCAACGCCGCGCGCCGGGAGGCGCTGAAGGCTGGCACCGTCCACAAGGGCGATGGCAAGGAAATCGACCACAAGACGCCGCTGATCGCTGGCGGCAGCAACGCAACCACCAATCGTCGCGTCGTCAGCGCAGCCACCAACCGGGGCTGGCGCAAGGGCAAGACGGGAAAGGCGCTTCCGACATGAAAGCACGCAAGCGTAAGCCTGTGTTTCGTAAGCACAACACGTTCTCGCCGAAGTGCTGGTGCAGGCCGAAGTGGGACAAGGTATGCCCCAACGTGTTGATTCACAACGCGCGCTGATGGTCCGCTGCCGCATCTGCGGCTACGCGTTCCACACGCAGGAAGAAGCCAACCAGCACCTGTGGTTCCAGCACAGGGGTTTCTTCGTCAAACCTGTCTATAGCGCCGTCCTCAAGGCGTTAGAAGCTATGCGGGGGTTTACAAGGCGGTAGCCCCCGTGTATCTTGGTTATGTGTCAACGTCTGTTGTATGGAGCCACCACCCACCGGAGAGTCAAGCATGGCACTCACGACTACTATCGAACGGATCACTCCGTCGAAGGCTGAAAAGCTACTCAACCGCAACAAGAGCAACCGCAAACTCCGCACCGGTCTGGCCGAACGCTATGCGTTCGACATGAAGGCCGGGAAGTGGACCGAGTGCGTTGCGCCCATCGTGATCTACGAAGACGGCGACATCGCGGACGGCCAGCATCGTCTGTGGGCCATCGTCGATTCGCAGACCACCCAGACCTTCATCATCGCTCGCGGCGTGTCGCGGGAATCGGGCCTCAACATCGACGTCGGCCTGCCGCGCAACCTCGTAGACAACGCCCGCATCAGCGGGGCGGATACCGACCTGACCAATCGCCTGATCGCCGTGGCGCGCGTCATCGCCACCGGCAACCGGGGCGCGACCGGCTCGCAGGGGACGTCCAACGCCGCCAAGCTGGCGATGGTGGACAAGTACGAAACCCCGGCGCGGTGGGCCATCGAGAACGCACCCTCGGGCCGTGCCTTCGCTCACTCGCTCGTTCTGGGCGCTATGGGGCGGGCGTGGTACTACGAAGAGGACAAGGCCCGGCTGGCGAAGTTTGGCGAAGTGCTGACGAAGGGGTTCATGGAGAACGAGGGCGACAGCGCCGCCGTCGCCATCCGCAACTACCTGCTCAACGCGGCACAGACCGGCTTCAGCCACCGCGACGTCTGGGGCGACACCTTCTTCAAGGTACAGAACGCCATCAAGTACTTCATGCGGCGGCGTAAGCTGACCATCATCAAGTCGGTGAAGGAAGAGACGTACCCGCTCCCGAACGCGAAGGCCGAGAAGAAGGCTGCATGATCCGCGTCTGTGCGGCGTGCCGCACGCCAAGCAACAAGGGCCAGTTCTGGAAGACCGTTGGGGGTCTGAAGGACTGGCTCTGTAACGTCTGCTCCGCGACGCGCACCGCGACGCACAGGCGAGCGGAATCCCACCGAACACAAGGAGCCACAGATGGGCAAGATGCTGGACAACGAGAAGTTCAAGCACGTCGATTACCACCACACCAACCTGCAGCGGACGTTCGCCCGAGTGCGGGCACAGATGAAGGCCGAACAGAAGCGGGTGCTGGTTGAGCCGCTGGTGACCGACGTCGTCGAGCGTTACACGCCCACACTGCGGAGGGTCAAGTGACCTGCCCTCACGATCTGGCGGAACGCGAAACTGCGGTGGCGGACGGCCACTGCCCGCTGTGCCCGCATCCCGACGTCGCCCGCCTCGACGCGCTCGACCGATTTCTACAGAACACGTACTACATCGACATCGGGATGAACGATGACGAGTACGTCGCCATCAGCGCGGACCGCCAGCACGCCCTGACCGCGAAGTCGCTGCGCGAGTTGGGCGATCTGTGCATGTCGTACGAGAAGGCACAGGCGTGCCCCAAGCACGACTGGATCGACATCACCAACGACGTCATCACCAACGGGTGGATGTGTCGTCTGTGCGGAGTGCTGAAGCGATGAGCCGCGACAGCGACAACGTCAAGTGGGCCTGCAAGGATTGCGATTGGCGCGGCACACAGAAGATGCTGCTCAAGGCTCCGAACCCGTTCGACGCCGGGGACATAATCTGTGGATGCCCCCAGTGCAAAGCTGTGGACAACTTCACCAACATCTGTGACGAGCCGGGCTGCGACAAGGAGGCCACCTGCGGGTGGAAGCCGAAGGGAGCGCCTTACAGACGGACCTGCCACAAGCACATGGGCGAGCATCACTGGGAGCCGTCGCCGTGCGAGGTGGAAACCGAAACCGTCAAGCGCAACTGCCCACCGCCATCGTGGATGTTCCCCGAAGAGGGGCCGTCGTGACGAAGGTGGTGACGTTCACAGAAGACGAAATCGTCGAGTGCTACGTGGTGGGCGGGAAGCGGCAGGCGTACAACCTCGCGCACGGCAAGACCCCGCGTTGGGGCAAGAACAACGACATGTGGGGCCGTCACGTTGTCGGCGCGATGGGCGAGAAGGCGCTGTCGAAGGCGACCGGTCTGGAGTGGACCGGCAAGCCTCTGGGCAGCAACCGGCTCCCCGACGTCGGCGGCAAGTACCAGTCGCGCGCCACCACCTACGCCAGCGGTCCCCTGCTTCTGTACGACTGGGACGACGACCACGCCGACCTGCGGTACTACCTCGCGATCATCGACTGCATGAAGGCCACCATCGTCGGCTGGATGATCGGGCGCGACGGCATGAAGGAGCGGTGGCGCAGCCACGACGACGCCTGCTGGAAGGTGCCGCCGAAAATCCTGCTGCCGTACGAGGACTGAAAAGGAAAGGGCGGCTTATCCGCCGCCCTTCCAAGGCCGTGGGAGACGTCTACGCGCGACGGAGGCGTACCACCCCTAGCCCGAACAGTGCGACGCCCAGAAGGGCGATTACGCCCGGTTCCGGCACCGCTTGCGTGGTGATGATCGTCTGCGAGCGCCCGACCAGCGTGGCTTCCTGCCCCGCCTGACCGTTCCACGCCGCCAGCGTCCCGGTCGTGCCCAGCGCCATGCTGTACAGAGGGCCGGTCAGGAACGCGCCGTTGCCGTTGAACGCGAACGCATCCGCCGGACCCACTGCCGTGTCGCTGAACGTCGCCAGCAGCGTCCCCGGAAAGTCCGTGGGGTTTTCGGCGGGCTGGCTGTTGGCGGTGTCACCGTAGTACGTGATCGTCAGGTTCGACCCGTTGGCGTTCTGCCACGTACCGCTGCCGCTGGCGGCGAACGTCTGGGTCGGGCCGATGAAGTTGGTCCCGCCAATCGCCAGTTGCACGGTGGCCGACGTCAGGTTGTGGTTGATGATCTGGAAGCTGGCCGTGTTCAGGAAGTTGGTCGTCCCGATGGTCTGGAACTGACTCGACCCTTGGATGCTCACGCCCGCGATGGTCTGGTCGGCAATCGCCAGTTGCCCGAGGATCGGGTTGGTGTCGCAGGCCGTGTTGTCCACACAGGTGAAGATCGTGCCGTTGATGTCCGCCGACAGAATCAGCGTGGCTTGCGCGGGCGCGGCGAGCGCCGCGAGGGCAAAGGCGACTGCGAGGTACAGTTTCTTCATGGGTGGCCTCCCGGTGGTTGAGCAACCACAGAAGCAAGATGCGAGCCGTCGAGTCAAATCATGGTGTTGGCAACAGACGTAGACCCTGTCTGTAAAGAGGCTCGACGCTTGTGCCACTCCTTGCGCTCCAGCCGTCGCGGCGGACCGGTTCGCAGCCACGTCTGGTGATCGGTGTGGAGTTGGATGTGGTGGCGGC